AAAATGGATGACATCGAAGACCAGTTCTCACACGTTGACTTCGTAAGCCTAGCTGCAGACAGAGCAGCATACAAAATGGCTGACGCTATTGACGTAGATGTTCTTGCTTACATGACAGGTACTGCAGCTAGTGGTCAATACTCAACTGCTGTATCAGGTTCTGCACAGCACCCAACAGCAGGTGAGCTAAATGGTGAATTTTTGAAAGTGAACCAGTTGGACATGTCTGACATGACTAACATCACAACTTCAGCTTCATCTGGCACAACTGGTGACTCTATCCCTCTAGCACCTAGACTACCAGGAGCAACTTCAAAGGGAACTACAACTGCATCACCATTACAGCTTATTGCTAGAATGGCTCGTCAGTTGGACACAGGTGACGTTGACTCACGTGGACGTTACATGGTAGTTGATCCAATCTTCATGGAAATGTTGAAAGATGAAGACTCACGTCTTCTAAATTCAGACTTCGGTGGAGCAGGTCTACAAAATGGATTGGTTGCAGGAAACATTCATGGTTTCAAAATGTACGTTTCAAACAACCTACCATCAGACGGTACTGGACCAGGGACTTCTGGCACAACTGCACAAGATGACAACTTCGGTGTTATCCTAGCAGGTCAGGAAGAAGCTGTGGCATCTGCAGAGCAAATCAACAAAGTTGAGAACTACAGAGATCCAGACTCTTTCGCAGACATCGTACGTGGTATGCACCTTTACGGACGTAAGCACGTTACAACGCTGCTTAATCAAGTTAAACTTAGAGGCTGGCTTAATGCTGGCCTCTTAGTGCATTTACATTGCCCTTAACAAAAGGAACATTCTCATGGGTACTATTACTACAGCAATGTGCAGCAGCTTCAAGGAAGAGCTTCTTGGGGGTGTTCACGATTTAGACACACACACGCTAAAATTAGCGTTAATTAAGCCTTCTCCTACAGGTTCATACGGTGCAGCAACAACTAACTACTCAGATGTTACAGGTAACTCTGATGAAGCATCTGGAACAAACTACAGTGCAGGGGGGCAAAACCTAGATTCGGCAGCAATAACGTTGTCGGGAACTACAGCATTTGTAGACTTTGCAGATGAAGTGTTCTCGAATCTGACAATAACGGCTGCAGGAGCTATCATATATAATAGTTCGGCTAGTAATAAAGCTGTAGCTATATTCTCTTTTGGCTCAAATGTCGCATCGACAGCAGGTGACTTTACTGTTATCTTTCCTACAGCAGACGCCTCCAACGCAGTCATACGTATAGCTTAGAGGTAATACAATGGCACTAGTAAATCCAAATAGAGTAAAAGAAACGACTGAAACAACGGGAACAGGAACCTATAGTCTAGAGGGCGCAACAGGAAATTTTCAAGGATTTTCAGCAGTAGGAGATGGTAATACATGTTACTACTGTTGTACTGATGGTACTCAATTCGAAATTGGTATTGGTACTTTTACATCCTCTGGATCTACTCTTGCTAGAACTACAATATTTGAAAGTTCTAATAGTAACAATGCCGTTAACTGGTCTACTGGTGAAAAAGATATTTTTGTCACTATACCTGCTTCTAAAATCTTATTTGAAGATACCAGTAACAATCTAGCTACTGGTGGAACAGTTAATGGTAGAAACTTATCAACAGATGGATCTAAGTTAGATGGTGTTGCTACTGGTGCAGATGTTACTGCTACAGCAATAAATGCTTTATCAACTGAGACAAGCATATCAGGCTCAGACGTTATTCCAGTTATAACAAGTGGTGGTCTTAAAAAGGCAACTATTGCCAATGCTTCATTAGTTGGACCTACTGGACCTACTGGACCCGCAGGCTCGAACGGCTCTAATGGAAGCACTGGACCGACAGGACCAACTGGACCCACAGGACCGACAGGCGCACGAGGACCAACTGGACCAACTGGCGCACGTGGACCGACAGGACCAACAGGACCAACTGGAAATGCAGCGACAAGTAATAACCAAGTAGGTTCATATGCGTTTATGAATAGAACAGGTGGTAATACTTCTTTTGGTTGGGGAAGCACTTATGGCGGCAGTTCATTAAGGGCAACAGGTATTCATCAAAGAAGTAATACTAACGGTATTGGGTGGCTTAGAAGTCAAATAAACTCAGGTTCTGGAACTTGGCGCAGTATGGGGCAAGTAAACAACCTTGATGCCAACTGGACTGTGGCAACAGTAATGGTAAGGATTTCATAAATGAGCATACCAATTACAGAATATAGAAATGCTAAAGTAATAAACGAAGACGGTACTCGGGTTGATGTGGAAATTAACCATCCTGAATATGGATGGATACCGTACACACTTGATACTTCTGATACTGATATGACCATAGATAACAGTGCGCTTTTAACGCTTATTGGCTCCGACAAAGAGGCTTACGTTCCACTTTCAGACGAAGAACTAGCGGCAATCTTAGCGGCAGAACACAGAGAGTTGCGTGACTTTTATTTGGCTGAAATGGATACAATACTTTCAAATCCACTTCGATGGGCTTCTATGACAACCGAGCAACAAAATGCTTGGACAACATACCGACAGGCTTTATTGGATGTGCCAGCGCAATCAGGATTTCCTGATAGTGTAACTTGGCCTGAGAAACCTTCTTTATAATGGATATTAAAGAATTTGATTTACTAGGAACTCGCGCTTTTCAAATAGATAACTTTTACGATAACGCAGGGTTTATAATGGATTTGATTTTGTCTGGTCCACCAAACCAAGTTATAACGGAGCATCCTAAACATGGTGACGAATTTTTTGATTTGCGCCATCATAGAAAAGAGCCAAGACTTAAAAAGTACACTGACCAAATTGTTGAAATATTAGATGACCAAAGTTTTGATGTTTATAAAGAAAATGGCGTTGATATTTTAGACACTAATTTTATGCGTTGGAAAAAATCAGAATGGAACAACTACGAACAAAATTTTTGGTTTCCGCATTTAGATAATGGTTGGGTTTGTATTATTTATTTAAACGAAGCTGAAACAAACGGAACTAATATTTACGAAGATAAATACGGAAGCATTTATAAATATGGTGGTAGAGTGACGCAACAAGATCGTGACCCTTGGAAGCCAAAATCTGATTTTGAAATAGTTGATTATTTGAAGCCAAAGTTTAACAGGGGTTTTTTATTTGATGCTTCAAAAATACCTCATGGGGCGGCTGTAAATGATGAAACATATTTCTTTTCTGAAGCAGAAAAAGATTATGGAAAGCATAGATTAAACCAAGCCTTATTCTTTTTTCCGAGACAAAATCAATGACGCAACCAAGACAAAATTGGCAACTTTTTTCTAAAGCAATGTCGGATGATTTAATAGATGAATTTATTAATCTTGCAGGAAACACAGAAAAAGCGTCAACATTTAACGATGGTGATGAAAAGGTGCGGTCAAGTCGTGTAAGTTGGCTTACTCATCATGGGTGGGTAAAAGATGTTTTGTTTAATTTAGCTGACCACGCAAATCAAAATGCTTTTCATGTAAATTTATACAAAAAGGCAGATATACAATTTACTGAATATCATGCGTCAGAGGGTGGTCATTATGATTGGCATCACGATGTTGATTGGAATAATACAGACGGTTTAGACAGAAAGCTATCTGTTACGGTTCAACTTAGTGACCCAAGCGAATACGAAGGTGGTGACTTTACATTTTCGGAAACAGAAAGCCCAAGTGCCGAAATGTCAAAAGCAAAAGGAACAGTATTGGTTTTTCCTAGCTATTTGCAACACGCAGTAACACCAGTGACAAGAGGTGTTAGAAAGTCTTTAGTAGCTTGGTTTGTTGGACCAAAGTGGCAATAATCAATAAAGGATAAGTGAATGACTAGTCATTCTTCGATTGCAGGAGATCCGATTGGAGCCTATGACGACTCTGGTGTAAGCAAGGTACTTACTGGTGTTGTAGGAACATCTGCAATCAATACACTTAGCCTAGCAGGATTTTCTTTCACTACGCTTTCAAGTGTGTCAGCAACTCCAGCAGCAGGTTCTATCACAGGCTCAGGTCCAGCAAATTTTACTATTAGTTCAGCAACAAGCTC